AGCCGCAAAGCAGTGGCAAGGCTGGGGGACTGCTCTTAAGCCCGCGTTTGAGCCTATCACAATGGCTCGCAAGCCCTTTGCATCAACCGTAGCGGCAAACGTGCTAGAGCACGGCACAGGCGGCTTAAACGTGGACGGGTGCAGGGTTCCTTCGGAGGACGTTCTGCCCAAGATGAATGGAAAAGCAATTCTTGGCGGGTCGTCCGATGGCTGGGATCGCCCTTGGAAAAACAGTGAGGAGGGGCTAGCTCGCAGGCAAGCGGCTGCGGATAAAGCCATAGAAAAAGCGAACGAGCTAGGCCGATGGCCTGCAAACTTCATTCACGATGGAAGCGAAGAGGTTCTGCAGCTTTTCCCGGTTACGAAAAGCGGGTCTATCCTTCCGCACCATCAGCAAACATCGGAATCCACTAAGCATTCTTACGAAGGCGGCTATGCGGTGAAATCGATGGTTTCGCATGGTGATCAAGGTTCTGCCGCCCGGTTTTTCTACACCGCCAAGGCAAGCAAAGCGGATAGGGATGCAGGGCGCGAGGCGATGGAACTGAGGGTTCACCAGAGCGGAATGGGTGGCGCGATGCCAATAGACGACGAAGGCTGCAACAGAGATCGATTTAAAGCCGCATCTCGCAACCACCACCCAACAGTCAAGCCGACTGACCTGATGCGATACCTATGCAGGCTTGTGACTCCACCGGGCGGAATTATCCTCGACCCCTTCACGGGTTCGGGGTCAACCGGCAAGGCGGCAATCCTCGAAGGTTTTCGGTTTATCGGCATCGAGCGCGAATCGGAGTACATCGAGATTGCAAGGGCAAGGATTCAGCGCGAGGCCGATAAGCCTCGTCAGCCTACCCTATTCGACTAAAGGTTGGCTCACCTTGGCAAACGTGACTGCTTATTAGGGGCAGGCCAAATGAGCTGGTGCGCGGTAAGTGCCGGTGTCTCACCAAACTACCGCCTCAACCTCCACGCTCCGCCTCGAAAGGGGCGGGGCGTTCTGTTGACTAGGCATATGCCTAAGGATTGACGAAAAGTACAATTTAGCGAAGTCTGGCTGGCACCTGACTCAACACAACACAATTCCCCGGCGGGTACATTCTTAGCCATTCGGCTATAGGTGCCAGCCCTTGTATCCGCCGGGGGTTTTTTACAAGGTGCTAACATGGCACGCAAGAAACCACCTTCGTTCGACTTCTTTGCTGATGACTTCATTGCGGGCACCTACCACATGGAAGCGGAAGCGGTCGGAATCTACATCCGCCTATTGTGCTATCAATGGTCGAATGGGTCGATTCCCGACGACGAGCCGACACTTTGCAAGATTGCTGGAGTCGATGCGAACGCATTGCGAACGCATATGCGGTCGGTTATGCGAAAGCTATGCGTTGGCAATGCTGGGGAGTTGTACAACGAGCGACTAGAGATCGAGCGAGCGAAAAAGTTAGAGATCATCGAGAAGGCGAAAAGATCAGCCGAACAGCGATGGAGCAAGGAAAACAAAGGGAATCCGAAATTACGGCCGGAAAATGACGGATGCGAACGCAATGCGAACGCAATGCCAACGCAATGCTCCCTACTTCCTACTTCCAGCGTCCTACTTCCAAAGATTAATAACCCCCTACCCCCTAAGGGGACAAGCAAAGCCGCTTCGCTAGGCGAATGGGACATACCTGATGGGTTCGATACTCCAGAGGTAAGGCAAGCCCTAGCAGACTTTGAAGCAATGCGAGCGAGCATAGGCAAGAAGATCAAGAGCCGGGCGAACGTCTCCAAGTCCCTGAGAGGCTATGACAGTCCATCTCACTTGGTCTACGCCATCGAGTTTGCAATCGGCAACGAGTACCAAGGCATCAAGCCTGAGTATCGACCAAGTAACGTAGGGCAGGGTGGCTACAACTCACCGAAGCCCAAGAAATCCACCCTACCTATCATCGACGAAAACTGGGAGCCTGCATAATGCCACTACATCCAAGCCACTTTGAAACATGCAAAGCAATTGAGGAGCAATTGATTGCGGGCATCATCCTAAGACCAGGAGACTTCTACGCGGTTGCCGATGCCTTAGACGCTTCCGACTTCATTTATCAGCCGATGGCGGACGCATGGGCGGCATTCCAAGCGATGGCGAAAGACGGCGTTGAGTTTCACCGCGAATCGGTAATGCTCTCAGAGCTTCGCAAGCGTGGCGTATTCGACCGGATAGGCGGTGACGTTGGGTTCGCCGACTTGGTTACAAAGACCGTGCCAGGGCACATCGTTTACCACTCGGAGCAAGTGGCGGAATGGGCGGAGCGGCGGCGGGTGTTGCTAGCTTTGGAGTGGGCGGTTACAGAGGCTTCATCGTTGGCGTTTGATCCCGATAGCGTGGTCAGTAACGCTCAACAGCGATTGCTAAAAGCCAAGAGCATCGGCGGCGAAGATGTTCAGCACCTTGGCGACTTGATGGGCGATTACCTTGAGACTCTCGAAGATGCGAGAGCCAACAGGCGAACGGCGGCGGTAGTGCGGACTGGGTTCAGGGAGATCGACATGGCTTTAAGCGGCGGGATTCCGCTTGGATCGTACGCAATCCTTGCGGCTAGGCCGTCAATCGGAAAGTCGGCGTTAGCGATGGATATTGCACAAAACGCAGCGGCAAACAACGATCAGACGCTATTCGTATCGCTCGAAATGAGCAACCAACAAATCGGCCAGCGGCAATTTGTCAAGAATGCCGACATGCGGATCAGCGAAATGCAAAATGCAAGTTACACCGATGCCGACTGCCTGAGGATGCTAAAGGCTTGCAGCGAAGCGAAGCAGTTACCGCTTTACGTGTGGCAAGCGGCGGGTATCTCGATGGCTCGCATCGAATCGCGGCTACGGGCCGAAGTTGCCAAGCGTGGCGTTAGACTTGTCATCGTTGACTACCTTGGACTCATTCGCGGATCGAGTCCACATCAAAAGATTTACGAGCGAGTGACGCAGATAAGCGGCGAGCTTGCAAGGGTAAGCAAGCAGTTGAACATCGCGTTGCTGGTGTTGTGTCAGTTGGGCCGGGCGGCTGAGGGCGAAGAACCTTCGATTAACATGCTGCGAGATTCTGGAGCCATCGAACAAGACGCGGATATTGTGATGCTCCTGCACCGCGAAAGCCGTGACGCCCAAGATGCAGCAGTATTGCTTGAGAAGCAGCGTAACGGCAAGGTAGGGCGGTTTAATTTGAAATTTGACGGCAAGCGTTTTAGCGATGCGTTTCGAGACGCGGAAACATTTCACGGAGACTTTTAATGACCGAAGACGAATCACAAGACTTAGAGCATTTACGAGCGTTGCTTGAGTCCCAAGCGAAGCAGATCGAGAATTTACAAAAGCTTGCAAAGGATCACGAAGGTAGGCTTGAGCGGTTGGTAAACCGCAATTTTGAGTTACGAGCGGAGTTGGCGAAGTACGTCAGACCGGATAATCCAGTTTTACGAGGGAAAAAGAAATGAGCGAAGCGAAGTTTAAGGTGGGGAATCGGGTGCGGGTGAGCAAGCCGGGTTCTTATCTGTTTCAGGAAGTTTGCGTTGTGGACGAGATCGTAAGAACTAGCGAGAAAATACGCTTTTTTGTGAAAGCAAAAGACGATGAAAGACGCGGCTGGTTTTTAGAACACGAACTTGAACCTGCCCCAGTCGTCAACGAATGCTCTAAGCCTGACAACGTCAACCATCCACCGCACTACAACCAAGGCGGGATCGAGTGCATTGAGGCGATCAAGGCAGCGTTGGGCGATGGCTTCGTAGCGTACCTTCGCGGTAACGTGATAAAGTATCTTTGGCGATGCGAGCATAAGGGCGGCGTTGAGGACCTCAAAAAAGCGGCTTGGTATTTGGATCGAGCGATTAAGGAGATGGAGGTGAACGGTGAGTAAGCAGAAAATTCAACCTTGCCCGTTTTGTGGCAACAATGACAGGGAGTGGCTCGGCGTCCTAATCGACGAAGAGGGTGAGCATCGCGTTAACTGCGGAGCGTGCCACGCTGGCGGACCTATAATGCGATTTGCAACTACGGCGATAACAGCATGGAACGAGAGAAAAGCACCAAAAGCGGAGGCGACCAGTGAGTAAAAACATAGTCTTAGGCATCGACCCAGGGCCTAAAGAGCATGCATTTGTATGGTGGGATGCGGACGAAAAACGAGTCGTTGAGTTAGGCACGTTTAGCAGTTTCATGCACTTCACGAAGTTTGAAAAACTCGACATGGTTTGCAAAGTTAAGACGGTTGCTTGCGAGTGGATCGAGTCCTACGGAATGGCAGTCGGCCAGGAAGTGTTCCGCACGGTAGCCGGCATCGGATGGCTAGCGGGCACCATAGGCACCGAGGTTAGGCTAGTGCCAAGGAAGGCGGTTAAAATGCACCTGTGCAACTCG